GAGACCCGCCCCGCATATTTTGATTCTGCGCTGACTGACGCGGAACTGGACTCGCTCAACTTGGGCACGGAAGACCCACGCTACCACTTCCCCTGCGTTGACCCAGGAGGCCGCCAATGAAACTCGCACACCACTCGCAGCCATTCGATCCTCTGCCTGCTTTCCTGAAACTGTGGACGCGGGAGTACAGGCGCGTCTTCTTCTGGAGCCGCGTGTTCCGCATCGCGGAGAAGGTAGCCGCTGCCCTTTTCTTCGCCGCGCTGGGCGTGCTTGGCGCGTGGCTGCTGGTAAATCTGCTCTGAAAGGGGCCAACAAAACGCGTTGAGAAGTAAATCAAAAAAGGAGAGAAAAACATGAAGGAAATGTACCGGCAAGGGGATGTGCTTTTCAAACGAATTACCAAACTTCCGAAGGGTGAACAGAACGTGCGGGCGAACGGCCATATCCTCGAAGGTGAGACCACTGGGCACGTTCACCGCTTGGGAACTCTTGACACCGCGGAAGTAATCGAATGCGGCGGCGGCCTGTTCCTCAGCGTTGGCCTTGGCGGTGTCTCGATCGTCCATGAGGAACACAAACCGTTGGTGTTGCCTCCTGGCGATTATGAAATTACGCGCCAGCGCGAATACACACCAGAAGCGATTCGAAATGTGATGGACTGAGCGATGCGTGCATCACTGGAAGAATACAAGGCGGCGTGCAATTACCCCGGTCTGTTGGATGAGGCCCAAGTTGAACGCTGCCTTACGGAATACGTGAAAGCGTTAGGTGTGAAGCGAAAAATACAACGGTTACGACGCGGGTGGAGTGTCTTTGAAAATCCTGCGATCTTGTCACATGTGCGGATAATCATTGAAGATATAAAGGTTCGTGGAGACGCGCGAGACGCGCTAGACGCGCGAGCCGCGCGAGCCGCGCAAGCCGCGCAAGCCGCGCGAGCCGCGCAAGCCGCGCAAGCCGCGCGAGACGCGCTAGACGCGCGAGCCGCGCGAGCCGCGCAAGCCGCGCGAGCCGCGCGAGCCGCGCAAGCCGCGCAAGCCGCGCGAGCCGCGCGAGCCGCGCGAGACGCGCTAGACGCGCAAGCCGCGCAAGCCGCGCAAGCCGCGCGAGACGCGCTAGACGCGCTAGACGCGCTAGACGCGCGATCCGCGCAAGCCGCGCAAGCCGCGCGAGCCGCGCAAGCCGCGCGAGACGCGCTAGACGCGCGATCCGCGCTAGACGCGCTAGACGCGCAAGCCGCGCAAGCCGCGCAAGCCGCGCGAGACGCGCTAGACGCGCTAGACGCGCAAGACGCGCTTCAAAAGTTTGCAGCATGGTGTCTTAATTCTCGCCATTGGTCGTGGTACGCTGATTTATCCTGGGTGAGCACAACATATCTTGGAGCCATCCAACTAAAGAAATCGGCAGTGCAGAAATGGGCGGAGCCAATTTATTGTGCCTTTTTGGCTGGCGCTTGGTTTCTCTACTGGACTAAAGACGTATTGTTTTGGATCGCCAAGCCCACAGTCCATGTTGAGGACATAAATGGTCGGCGACAACTGCATAGCAGCTTCGGCCCCGCGCTGCAATCGGACCTGGAAGATTTGTATTTTTGGCATGGCGTATTGGTTCCCGCGAATGTAATCCTCGATCCTGAATCCATCAAGGCGCACGATATCTTCAAAGAAGAAAATGCGGAAGTGCGCCGGGTTCTGATGGAAAGAATGGGCATGGAACGATTCTTTTTTGAAGCCAGTGCTACATCTATCCATCACCATGAAGTTGGAGAGCTTTACAGCATTGCCTTGCCAAATGACCCAGAGCGGGTTTTACGCGCCGTGCGCGTGGTTGACCCTTCGACTGGGCGCGCCTATTTCCTGCGTGTTCCACCAACAATCAACCGTGCCGATGATGCGGTCGCGTGGACCTTTGGCTTTGAAGTGACGAAAGAATATGGGCCATTGGTGGAAACGTGAGCGACGACGCCATCCCGCTTGCGGAGGCTGTTCTTTGCGAAAGCTGTCAAGTGGTGACGCGCGCGAAGAACGACCATTGCCCCGTATGCGGAGGCCCGGGAATCGCATTGCTAAGTTTGGCGCAAGTGCTTAATCGCGGCGCAGAGCCGCAGAAAGGCGGTGAACCGAAAAACGGGTTAGTACCTCCTAAAAGCCTATCGGGTAACTCTGGAAAGTGAACACCGGGCCGCGTGCCACGCAGGGCGCGGCCCACTGGAAAAGGGGGAAAGAGAAATGGTGCATGAGACAGCAATTAGCAAGAAAGCGGAAACGCAGTTGCTACCAGTCAACGGAACCACGCCGCTGATGGGCGCGATTCATTTAGCGATGGAGAAAGGCGTGGGCGTGGACGTACTGGCGAAACTGCTGGAGATGCAGGAGCGGTGGGAGGCTAACCAGGCGCGCAAGGCTTTCGAGGAGGCTTTCGCAGCGTTCAAATCCGGGGCACCCAAGCTGGAAAAGACTAAGGAAGTGAGTTTCGGAGGCAAGGGAGCGGCCTACAAGTACACGCCGCTTGACGTGATTGCCAACGCTCTGGGACCGCAACTTGCGAACCATGGTCTGAGCTACAACTGGAAGCAAGAATCGAACAAGGAATCCATCACCGTGACGTGCATCCTGAGGCATGTGGATGGACATTCGATTGAAAACACATTGAGCGCCGGAGCCGATCCAAGCGGCTCGAAGAACTCGATTCAGGCTATTGGCTCAACGGTGAGCTATCTGCGGCGCTATACGCTGCTGGGCGTGCTGGGGATGGCGACCAGTGACGAAGACACCGATGGGATAACGATGGGCAACGCCGTGGATTTCGTCGCCAACATGGAAGCGGCGTCTGACATGGACGAATTGGCGCGGGCCTACAAGGAAGCGGTACAAGCGGCATTGAAGGCCAGCGACAGCAAGGCAGTGAAGATTTTCATGGAGGCCAAGAACAGGCGCGCCGCTGAGTTAGCGAAGCGTGGAAGGAATCCCGGGGAATGAACGAAGAATTGAATTTGGTGGACTGCATCCAAGGCGACGCAGAATGGTTTGCGGCGCGCATTGGGCATCTGACAGGTTCGCGGATCGCCGATGCCATCCGCAAGCCCAAGGGCAAAAACACTGGAGAACTGGAATGTCGGTACAACTTGCGCCTGGAACTGGCCGTAGAGCGCGTCACCAACAAGCCGGCAGAGCATTACGTTTCCGCGTGGATGGAGCGCGGATTGGAATTGGAACCTCTGGCCCGCGCCGCATATGAATTGCGCACGGAGCGCGAGACACAGCAGGTGGGCTTCGTAATGCACCCCGTAATCGTGTGGGCCGGATGCAGCCCGGACGGGTTGGTGGGCGATGAAGGCATGGTCGAGTTCAAGGTGCCCAAGCCGACGACCCACGCGGAGTATCTGATTGCGGAGTGCGTGCCGGAGATTTACCAGCGGCAAATGCTGTGGCAACTGGCGTGCTGTCCAGAGCGCGGATGGAACGATTTTGTGTCGTGGTGCCCAGACTTCCCGGAACCTCTGGACCTGTTCATATGCCGACTGAAACGTGACGACGCGAAGATCAGGGAGATGGAGACCGAGGCGCAGAAGTTTTTAGCGGAAGTGGAAGCGACGGTTACGCAGCTGAAGGAAGGCTTGGAAGGCTTGCTGCGCAAGAGCGTGACACGGCTGATGGAAAGGGTTTGAGTTTGCTGGGCGCGGTGGGAACGGCCAAGCGGCCAGCGCCCCTTGAACATGGAAGCGGAGGAAGCGGATGGCGGATTTGCTGCACGTCCGAACCAGGAAGCGCGATCCAGTAGCCACGAAAGCGGCACGGTTCATTGATGGCAGAAGTTACATGTCATTTGATTCGCGGCGCTGGTTATTTGGCGTTGATATGAACCGCCAGCGCGTCGCCGTTATGGAGCGCGATAACTTCAGATGTACAAAATGTCAGCGGAAGCCGCCCGCATACGGCTGCATTATGAATGGCAGTCTTGAGGTTGACCACATCGTTTCACGTGGCCTTGGCGGGAGCGACGACCTGAGCAATCTGCGAACGCTGTGCCGTTCTTGCCACTCGCGCCGCCACCTGGAGCGAACGAAAGAGGCGAAGGCATGAGGACGCGCAAGGCGGTCGCTGGCATCGCGGGAGGGCTGAACGGGTGAAACCCTACTACCAAGAGTACAAACGATGCCACTGACACCGTATTACGGGCCAGAGGACGGCATCACGATTTACCACGGGGATGCGCTAGATCTGCGGCTTGATTTTGAGGACGCCGTGCGCGTTTCCGACCCGCCCTACAATGTCGGTTATCATTACGATGGCTACCACGATGCGCTGACGGATCTCGAGTACCAAGAGCTGCTCCGGCGCGCCTTGCCCCCCCCCTGTGTGATTCTGCACTACCCCGAAGATATGTTCGTGGTGTCTCTGGCAATCTCCGAACTCCCGGAAAAATGTGTTGCCTGGACGTATCACGCGAACACGCCGCGACAATGGCGCATGGTTTCATGGTTCGGTTTGAAGCCAGACTTCTCGCTGGTGAAGCAGCCATACAAGAATCCGAGGGACAAGAGAATCCGTCTGC